TGATCATAGTGCTACCTCCAAAATGGTGATGTAATCGTCCCCCGGTTTCGGCCAGGCAGTAGTCGGCATTCCGGCTCTGGCGAGCATCCACCGAGCCAGGCGGGTCTCACCGTGGCCCCAGATTTCGACCGTGGCGCCCCGACGCGTACGCACCGCGCGGCAGCCAAGGCGTGGGTTCGCCAAAATGGTGCGTCCATGGGTCCTCCCAACGGCTCGAGCCCCGGGCCCACGGTTTACCGCGAGAGCCGGGGCGAGCGCGTGACGATTGGGCTGTGTGGCATGCGGCGTAGACCATGGTGGGTCCTCCTGGGTGGTGAACGGCCGGCTCCTGGGGCCCGCCTGCCGGGCCCCAGGGTGTCGAACGTTGACCGCTACTCGTCGGCCACTATGTCGAGCAGGCTACCGGCCTTGCGCTCCAAATCCGTTCGGTTGTCCGTGTTCTTGAGATCTTTGGCTGCGGTCGTGTTTCCTCGACCACACAAGATGGGTGCCGGCATCGTAGAGCGCCCAGGCAAACGAGTCAGTCAACGGTGTTTGCGCGAGGGCAGACCTATCGTGTTTGGTGAGGTCGGTCGCGAACGATCGCGGTAGTCCCGTGGCCTTGCTGGCAGCCAGCATGGCGGCATAGGCAGGGTGATTAGGGCGCTTGTTCATTGGGCCTCGCTCCCGAGCATTGCAGCGAGTTGAGCGTCGAACCGGGCGAACAGCTCGTCCTGGGCGTAGGGTGGTAGGTGGTAGAGTGAGATCTGGTGCATGTCCTCATCTGAGAGCCCGGTGTCCGAAAGCCCGCGTGGCTCGTAGACACCGGCGCCACAGAAGCGAAGCCGGTCGACCAACTGCCAGATGACCTCCCCTAGGTGGCGGTCGTTGCGAGACCGTGGGTCGGCCGATTCGGCCAGAATACCGGTCAGTTCGGTCAGAAGTTCGGCGCGGCTCATGTTGATCCTAGAATAGCGCATGATGCGGTATCATCAGGCAAGAGTTTTCAGTGGGTGCAACCGGTCTCCCAGCAAACCGTGCCGGGGGTGACATACTCCCCGCATTCGTCGCATTCCCGGCGTGCGCCCCGGCTGCCTCGCCGTCCGCCACGGCTGCTGACAGTAGCCTGCTCGATGGCGCAAATGCTCAGGCCATCCTTGCAGAACAGAACCCGGCCAACCGTTTCGGTTTTCGTGGTGCCGTCGCGCTTGGTGACCGTAACGGTCTCGCCTGCCGTGACGACTCCCTTGGCCCGAATTCCCCAATTGCCGTTGTGTAATTTCGCGTAGGTGCATGAGACGGTGGCGGTGTTCATGGTAGGTTCCTTGGGTTGGGTGGTTTGGGTGGCGCTCGCCAACCGCTATTGCAGTAGGCGTGCCAGCGGTGTCACGCTCAGGTCTAGAGCTGCTAAGTGCGCGAAAAGACGACGCAAAACCGGTGAACCGAGACGGCCCAGTCTATGACACCTAGGTCATGCCTAGGCATAGCAGGCCGACTGGCCGTAGTCCGGTTTTCTGAATGAACTCATAGACATAACCAAAAAGACACCGGTGTCATGCCTACGCATCGTTTGCGGTCCGGTTCCTGAACTCAGATCTGGCCGTCCGGTCGTATACCTGCCGTAGCTCGGGGTGCTCACCCACCAGGCGCACGAGGGCCCGGTAGGTGATGCCGAGCGCCTGGGCCGCTGCAATCGCGCTAGGGGCGCGCCTGAGCTCCCTCCCTATCAGACTCACCGCTAGACGGCGTAGCGCTACCACCGGCGGCGGAACGTCGGGTCCAATCTCCCCCAGCACCACCCCCCAAACCTGCCTGCGTGTGATCTTGGTTGCCATCGCCCCAAGACGATGCACCAAGCGTGCCCGGAGTGTCTGGAAGTGTAATCCCGGCCAACCGGTTCCCGTTGATCGGCGAAAAATAGTGAATTTTATTCGCACGTCAGCCTTTTTCGGCTGCGAGATCAGTGCGAGACCGGCCAAAAGCACGGAGCAATCTGGAACATTCTGGAACGGATACTCGCGAGCCTAATAGAGGGGCGCGAATTTGCTCAGTAGACGCATGCCGGACTGGAAGCGCGAGAAGGCCTGCGAGATGCGGCGGAACCCAACGCGTTCCGAGCGCATCCTATGGAGTCGGCTCAACGCTCGCCAGCTCGGAGTGAAGTTCAGGCGGCAATACCCTCTGCTCGGCTACATCGCGGACTTCGCAAGCCCACTTGATCGAATCGTGGTCGAGGTCGACGGAGGAATCCACGATCCAGCGTACGACGGCCACCGGGACCGCGTGATGGCCCGCCACGGAATCACCGTGGTTCGTATACCTTCCGGCCTGGTCGAAGACGATGTCGACCGCGCGGTGGACGCGATTCGGGAGGCAATCGCACGCTTACCCAAGCGCAAGCTGCTAAAGAGCGAAACGGTCGCGCTCAAACCCAAAAAGCTCGGCAAGCCACCGGCTCGAATGCAGTGGACGAAGCATGGATTCAAACCGATCCTGAGACCAGGAGAGTGCCCACTCTGGAGCTCCGAGGCGGGTCTTTAGAAGCGACTGGTTGACCACCGTGGTCAAGTTTTCGGTGACAATAGGCTGGCCAACCAGCAACAGGTCAGGATACCGCGCGATTCAGACGACGTAGTCACGAGGCATGGCGACCCGATAGCCCGTGTGCAAAGCGTCGGGTCAAACCATTCAACCCAAGACCTCGCCATCCGGCGATGACCGCCGGCCCGTACCCGCGGGCGCCGGAGTCCACGGCCGCTTTCACGGAATCTCAACCCGATTGGCGACGGGGCCCGGCCTGAACCCGGGTGAGCCGCGAGGCCAGGCGACCAAAGTAGGCGCGGATATTCGAGCCCCTGAATTGCGGAGCCTCCCGTGTAGATGGCTCCAGCAGCTCAGGAGGCGAAGCATGGCGCGGTACAGGACAAGCGAGCGACTGACCTCGCTCCAAATGGCGCAGATAGAACTCGAAGCAACCGTTGGTCGGTCGAGCATTCTACGAGCGTACCACCCGGATCCGAAGAAACGGACGGTAGGGCTACACACCTACGTCAGAATCGCCAAGGCGGCCGAAAAGCTCGGCCTGCCGCTGCCCCCCGAGCAGAATACAGAAGCGGCGTAGGGCCTGGATTCAAAGACTTCAAGCCGCCGGCCGGCGGCAGCAACAGGAGAAAACCATCATGGGATGCGGCGGAAAAGGCAAAGGCAAGGGAAACGGCGGTCCGAAGATGCCCAAGGGCGGAAAAGGCAAGGGTAAGGGCAAGTAGGTACCGCTGAAGTTACCGAGACGCGCGCGGGGCGGCGTTGGTCACCGTAAGGGGATGCGCACGGTGGTGCCATCCGCGCCACAGGCAAAGGAAGCTCTGCAGGCTAGTCACGACTGACACGCACGCTCGCCCCGATGCTTACCACACCAGCAGACACCTAACCTTGAACAGATGACGCGCCGGATTTGCCGGCGCTCGATAACAACCAACCGGAGGTTGAACAAACATGGCAGCTCGAAAAAAGAAGGCACCTGCAAAGAAGGCACCGGCTCGTTTCAGCAAGGCCTCAGGCGGCGGAGCGATCCGTTTCCGCCCTGGTGTCGGAAGCTCAGCAGGCTGAGTGCCTAAAGCACTAGAGCGGCCCTGGCAGGAAACTGAACGGATCCTGCGAGAGGCAGCGGATGAGAGCGAGGCTGTTCTGGTCGCCTACTCGGGAGGTAAAGACAGTCTCGCTGTCATCGACCTATGCTCGAGAGCCTTCAAACGAATGGAGGCTTTCTTCATGGTGTTCCTTCCGGGGCTGCGGTGCTGTCAGCCGCTCATAGACTACGCCAAAGAACGATGGGGGGTTACGGTTCGTGAGTATGTCCACCCGCAAGTGGTGGTCTCTTTGCAAAAAGAGATCTTCTGTCCGGTGCGGGACAAGTATGGCGAGTATGGCGACCTTGAGAAGCTATCGATTCAGGACGTCTACAAGGTGGCGGCGCAGGAAACAGGGATTCGGCTGATTGCGAACGGTCAACGCCGATCCGACTACATGTTCCGCGCTTCGAACGCTCGCAAGGCGCAACGCACGAAGACCATTTGTCCGATCGTTGGGTGGAACAAGTTCGACGTTCTGGCGTACCTGAAGGCAAGGAACATTCCGATACCCGACGCACAGAAGGGGACACAGACAACAGGGATTGACTTGTCGATCCCTCGGTTGTTGTGGCTCTTCGACAACTACCCCGACGACTTTGATCGTATTTCCCAAGTTTTCCCCTACGTAGGGGCGGTACCGGCTCGGCGTGAGTTCTATGGCCTTGGATAGCCCACTCGAAGAACTCGCCCTTACGCAATACGAGGGCTTCGTATGCGAGGTTCGGCGGCGGAGTGATCTGAAGAACGCGCCTTACAACCCACGCCGCATCAGTGACACCGCGCGGAAAAAGCTCCGTAAAGGGATCAAGAAGCTGAAGAACTTGGGTCCTGTGCAGTGGAACAAGCGCACCGGAAACATCGTTGGTGGGCATCAGCGGCTATCGATTCTCGACCAGCTTGAGACGAAGCCCGAATACCTGTTGACCGTTGCGGTGGTCGACCTTGACGATAAGCAGGAGAAGGAAGCGAACCTGCTCCTGAATAACTGGTCCGCTCAAGGTGAATGGGACCCAGAGAAGCTCAACGAGATGCTTCCGGGGCTCGACCTCGACGCTACGGGGTTCGATGACGCCGATGTAATGCGGATGTTCGGCGATCAAGTCGACAACGCAGAAGCGACGAAGCTCGAAGAGATGGCGGACAGGCTACGCGCTGCCCGTGAGGTCGTGGCCAAGACGGCTGAGGCCGGGGCTCGGTACAACACTACCGACTTCTACTTCGTGTCCGTGTTCAAGAGCCCAGAAGACGCCGCATCGTTTCTCGAAGAACTCGGACTCGAGGCGAACCGTTTCCAATCCGGTGACAAGCTCCGGAAGATCTTCCGGATGCGCCGCGAGACGAGCGCAGCATGAGTCATGTCCCCAGCCCTTTCAAGGTCGCGGACGTGTAGGTCCATCAGCTCCATATCGCACTTTGTGAGATTTACTTTTCGGTACCGTGTGGAACGTGTTTGCGTTGAGCACGACGTCCCCCGCTAAACTCATACCATGATTCTATCGAAGGTGTTCGGGCGATTTGTCGAAAAGGCTCCCGTGAGTGTCATGGCCCGCGCCGCCATGGAACACGCGCTGGCGCCGGAGGAACTGGATAAGCTGTTCGCGCAAGAGGCGGATGGTCAGTACACTCGCGAGCTCTTGTTCTCGTCGGTGGTCGACCTGATGGGCATGGTGGTCTGCAAGATCGAGCCGTCGATTCATGCCGCATACCAGGAAGTCGCGGAGACGTTGCCGGTCGCGCTCACGTCCGTGTACAATAAGCTCAATGGCCTGGAATCGGGCGTGACCGCGGCGCTGGTTACCCATACTGCGGAGCGGTTGACGCCAGTCATTGACGCGATGGGTGGACGGATGCCGGAGTTGGTTGCGGGTTGCCGTGTGCGAATCGTCGACGGGAATCACCTTGCGGCCACCGAGAGGCGCCTCAAGGTGCTGCGGAGAAGCAAGGCTGGCCCATTGCCCGGGCACGCATTGGTTGTTCTGGATCCGGAGTTGATGCTGGTGACAGACATGATTCCGTGCGAAGACGGCCATGCTCAGGAACGGTCGCTGTCCGCCGAGATCCTTGAGTTGGTCGCGCCGAACGACCTGTGGATTGCGGATAGGAACTTCTGCACTACCGGACTGCTGACGGGGATCGCCCAGCGCCCTGCGTACTTTTTGATTCGTCATCATGCGAATCTTCAGGTCGTCTCGCGGGGTGCCGTGCGTCGATGCGGTCGGACTGAGACTGGAGAGGTTTTCGAGCAGTCGGTGACGATCCTCGATTCTGCTGGCAAGCCGATAGAGGCGCGACGGATTACTATCCGTCTGGACAAGCCGACGCGAGATGGGGACCCCGAGATCGCCATTCTGACGAACCTGCCCCACGCGATGGCCAATGCAGTCAAGGCGGCCGAGCTTTATCGAGACCGATGGACGCTGGAGACCATGTTCCAATCGCTGACCCAGATGCTGGCGGGCGAGCTTGCGACGCTCGGGTATCCGCGAGCTGCGCTCTTCGGGTTTGGCGTGGCCCTCGCGACCTACAACATACTGTCCACGGTTCAAGCTGCGCTGCGCGCAGCGTTTGGAGTCGAAAAGGTCCAGCAGGACGTGTCCGGCTACTATATCGCTCTGCAGGTTCGCAAGACCGCACCGGGCATGTCGATCGCTGTCGACCCTTCCGCCTGGGAACCCTTCCAAACGAGCACCCCGACAGCTCTGGCGAAAGAGATGCTGCGCTTGGCGACCCGGGTAGACTTACGCAAGCTCAAGCGCCATCCGCGCGGTGAAAAGAAACCCGTGCCCAAGAGAACCCGCTTCGCGGACAAGACTCACGTATCAACCGCGCGATTACTCGCGGAATCCCGCAGGAAGTCACCTTGAAAGGGCTGGTCATGTCCCGTAATATCGTGATCGACGACAAGGTCGTCGGACAGATCTGCTACGCCGTGAGCAAGGGAGTAACGCTGGCGTCGGCCTGCGAACGCGTGGGCGTGTCGTATGACGTGATTCGGCAGTACGTAACAAGCGGACGGAAGGCTCTCGCGGAGGGGAAATCTAACCGGAACGCCGAGATCGCAAAGAAGATCGGGCAGTCACGTGCCATGTTCGAGGGAAAAGCTGTCGACCGTATCGTCGAAGCTTCCGAGGACATTACCGACAGTAACGGACGAGTTATCCAAAGGGGACAATGGGGCGCATTGGGGTTTATTCTCGAACGCACGATGCCCGAGAAGTGGGGTCAGAAGATCAACATCCAGGTCCAGCAGGCGAAGCAAGAAATGCTGGACGTAGTCGAAAAGAACGTGAATGCCAATGTCCAAGGGGTTCTTGCGCGAAAAATTCTCGCTGGGATCTACGAAGACCTCATGGAGTGCGATAGCCGGCGAGAGACTGGCTAGGCTCCGAGCTCTTGACGACGAAGAGCAGGGACCGCAACCGCTCGACATCGCCTCCCACTGGCGCCCGAATCCTCCGGTTGAGGGCCGTCCAACGTATGACTGGAAGAGCCCACAAGAACTCTTCTGGAACATCGACTGCGATGAGGTGCTGTATGGCGGAGCAGCTGGGGGCGGAAAGAGCGCCGCAGCTGTAGCCTTCCCGCTCAAGTGGGCCCATCTGCACGGGATGCGGTCGCTCATCCTTCGCCGTCAAAGCAAGGATCTTGACGACCTAATTCACAAGAGCTGGGACCTCTATCCTACGGTATGCCCTGGCGCATCGAAGGTACAGAGCCCGCACTACCGGTGGACGTTCCCAAGTGGCGCCGAGGTCACGCTCAGCCACTGCAACAACGACGACGACTGGAAGTCCTACGATGGGTGGGAAATCAACCTACTGATCTTCGACGAGCTTACCCACTTCACCGAGCAGCAGTATACGTTCCTGATTGGGCGTAACCGCTCGAGCCGACCGGGACTCCCGGTCTACGTACGGGCAACGACCAACCCCGGAGGAACGGGACACGAGTGGGTGTTCAAGCGCTGGGGAGCGTGGCTCAACCCGAACTTCAAAGCGCAAGGTCTGCCAGAGCGGAGCGATGACGGCGGGAGGCTACCGCCGGCACGGCCCGGAGAGATCTGGCACGTATACCTGGACGACGACGGGCATGAGATCTACGAGCGAGAGCCGGTCTTCAATCCCGACGGTAGGCCAAAGACCCTCTCCCGGACCTTCATTCCTGCCATGCTCGCGGACAACCCGCGAGCAGACCAGAAGTATGCGGCGCGCGTTGCGGCGATTCCAGACCGGGTCAGGCGCCTGCAGCTCAGGGACGGCAACTGGCTCGTCAAGACCGTCGATGGCGCGCTCTTCAAGGGCGTTACCCACTTCCGAGAACTCCCGATCGGAATGGGCTACCGCATCGGCTACGGGCTCGACCTCGCTTACAGCGAGAAAAAGAAGGGCGTAGATTGGTCGGTCATCATCCGCGGCGTGTGCGTGGGACGCGACGTATTCCTGCTCCACATGGTGCGGACGCAAGTGCCGGCATCATCGTTTGCTCTCGTGCTCAGATCGCTACAGCTGACCCAGGACAAGAACGGCAACACATGGCGTGGGCCGATGCGGTGGTTCACCGGTGGTGGAGGCGAAAAGGGAGTCGCCGACCTCATCAACAACAACTACCTGAAGGGTTTGCCACCGATTGAGGCAATACCCGCGACGGCTGACAAGCTCATCCGAGCTCAACCGGCATCGATTCTCTGGAATCCTCCAGAAGACGACAAAGGCAACCAGCTGCCGCTGTACGACGAAAACGGGCAGCGAGTTCCCGGAGCAGGCGTCGGTCATGTCCTGGTGCCAGACGAAGGATCCTCCTACTACGGTCCGTGGGTGGAAGAACTCCTGTCCGAGGTATTGGCGTTCACGGGAGACCCACGGAAAGATGACCACGATGACATCGTGGATGCTCTAGCGGCGCTCATAAGTCTTTTCTCCGGCACCAGCTATCGCGACAGATTGGCACAGATGACCAAGTACCTTCCGCAGCACTGAAAGGTGTCACGATGTCGTTCGTCCAGATCAAGTCACCGAGCAAAACCGACTACCGGGCAACCGTCACGGTAGACCTCGACCTCGTGGCGAACGGCGGCGTCGGTCGCCCAGCAAGCTACGTGTGGGTCAACACGGCCGGAATCGTAGAACTCTTCGATGTGGCGTGGCAATCGATTCCGCTGTTGGCTGGATACGGTAGCGGCATCTTCGGAGAGTGGAAGTACGCTGGAATCGGAGCCGCGGCTACCGTATCCAGTAGCTCAGCCGATACCACCCCGACCTTCGTCGCTGGGGATTCGGTCACGTTGCGGTTCGATGAAGGCACCGTGTTCGATACTGGTGACGTGGAAGTCGAATTCGCCGCAACGGACACTACACAAGCCCTGGTGGCGGCACGGATCAATGCCGCTTTGGCGGTCGTCGTAGCTGGACTGGGACAGGTCGCGCACACGTTCGTGACGGTTGCTGCTGACGAGTATGTCTTGACGGGTCGCGCGCATGGTACCGATGCCCATGTCGAGGTTGTCGAATTCAGCTCGGCGGGCGTTGGAACGACGCTCGGGCTTTCGGTGGGGACCACCGACGGAACCAATGCGAGTACGGCGGCAGGCATCGGAGCACAGTGGGCATAAAGGGTGAGCGATGGCTGATGAGACTCCGGTTGAGCGACTCGACGCCTTCAAACGGATCGCTCTGCTTCCATACGCCACCCTAACGATCCGCAATCCTGTGGTCGATGCTGCGTTGTGGCAGCGGATACGCTTGCTCTACAAAGGCGGGTACGAGCTTCAGGATCACGCTAGCGAGTTCATCACCAAGGATCCAAACGAAAGCCAAGCGTCCTACGAGTACCGGCTCACCAAGACGAGTTACATCGCCTATTTCGGGCAGATTATCGACTACCTGGTGGCGGCGCTTTTTGAGGAAGCGCTCCATGTTACGCCGGCCGGTGATGACAACAATCCGGATACCCCGGGAGAGGTACCGGATAAGATCTTCTGGCCATCGTTCGCCAAGGACTGCGACCGGAACGGTACAACGCTGGCAATGATGCTGCGGGGAGTCATCACCACCGCCTTGCTGCTGAAGCGCGGCTACGTGTCGGTTGACATGCCAATGGCGCCAGAGGCTGTTACTAGCTACGAAGAGAACAAACTCGGTGCGGGGCGCGGCTACTGCGGCGAAGAATTCCCAGAGCAAATCATGGACTGGGGCGTTGGTATGGATGGGGCGTGGACGTGGGCCATTCTTCGGAGGACAATCTGTGAGCGTGAGACTCCGTGGTCTACGCGTGAGACCTACCGTGAGCGCTTCAAGATTTGGCTCATGCAGAATGGTAATGCCTGGTGCATGTCGCTGGAGACGCCACCGATCAAAGTAGGAAGTAAGCCGCCGGACACGATGTACCTGCGTGTCGTCCAAGAGCCTGTCCAGACCTCTTTCACCAAGATACCAATTGTCGTGCTCGAGCTTCCTGATGGGCTTTGGGCGGGCAACAAGATCGGCTCGTTGGCAGAGGAGCTATTCCAGCGGCGAAGCGATCTGTTCGGGTCCGTTGCACAGAGCCTGCATGAAATCGGGTACATCAAACTCGGTCCTCCGATTTCTGGGTTTGGCGAGGCGTTGCCGCCGGAGATCCAGCAGGATCCGCATCGCGGCGACAACATCATGGACAAGTGGCGCGAGAAGGGGTTCGTGCCTATCGGCTACCAGGACGAAATCGGGTTCGCTAGCCCGAAGAGCCAGGCCTTCACGGTTGCGCAAGGCGGTGTCAATGAGCTCCGGGACGAGATGTATCGGACCGTGACGGCGATGTCTCAGTCTCTCGACAACAATGCAGCTGTGGTCGGCCGTAGCGGGGAAAGCAAACGTGAAGATCGGGCCGCTACCGAAAAGGTGCTATTGGCGCTCGGCGAATTCGTGCGCAAGGTTGCGGTCGATATCTACACGCTGATCAGTACAGCCCGCGGTGAAAACGTAGTCTGGCGTGCCTTCGGCCTGTCGAAGTTCAACCTGGAGCAGCGAGTTGACCTCACCACCGAGGCCTTGCAACTCGAAAGTGTGCCGATACCCTCGGAGACGTTCCAAACCGAGTACAAGTGCGCCTTGGCGTTCGCTCTGTTGCCCGGGGCTTCCCCCGAAACTAAAGCCGTCATCCAGAAAGAGATTCAGGCCGGGGTGAAAGAGGCTGAGCTCACCAAAGAGCTCTTGCGAAAAAAGCTGACCGAGACTCCTCCGCAAACGCGAACCGAGGAAGACGAAGAGGAGGAAGAGGGAGACGCGACCGGTGCCGGCCAAGCTGCCGCCTGAGGCCAAGGCGCGAATTCATGGCCAGCACCTAGACGCCATTCAGCGGGCCGTCGCATCCGAGGCCATTGTTCTCGGGATGATGAGGGATGCCACTCGGGAGGCAACGGCCAGGCTCGTAGAACAGACCAGGCAACTTCGCCGTAACAGGGACAGCTTCGACCAGCGCTTCATGGTGGCCGTTCGTGACGAGGCCACCAGGCTTGATGGCCGCCTGTACGATGCGGTCGAGGCGGGCAGGAGGGCAGCACGAGATCTCGCCCATGGTCAGGTCGAACTCGAACTGGCGATGGCTGAGGGGTGGGGCAAAGCTGCCGGTTACGCGGCGGTGTGGAAGTTACCGGTACTGGGGCGCTCTCAGACCCAGGCCGAGGATGCTGTCCAGGCAACGCTGGCAACCGGTTCCGCTGTATCTCAGTGGTCTGCTGCCGCGGTAGCGGGGGTGGCGCAATGGGGGCGCACCGGGGGCGCCATTCAGGACGCAATCAAGTCGACGGATGCCATCATGGCGCCGAGGCTTCGGAACCACGCCGCCGTCCAAGCCTTCGACGCGTACGAGGCTGAGCACCGCTACCAGTGGAACCAGGTCATCCGGGCCAGGGATGACGATACCCCG